CCAGTTCAGGGGAACCGGCACGTACGTGCCTGACGGCAATCGTACGTACTTCGTTGAGCAGAAGTTCTGATCCTCGAACTTACCCTGCTCACTTTCCACCGTGAACGTGACACCGCACCTCTCTTTCACCCACCCTACAAACTCAGCAGGATCATCGAGGCCGTCTTGAACGGTGTCGTCCCCCATTGCAATGATCTGACCAGGATCCGGACACTGAGTCCGCTCGACGTCGTGCAGAAAACGGAGAAGCACAACAATCTTGCAATTGGTGGAGATGGTCGTGAGCCGGCCCGAAGGCTGGATACACGGCCGCGTCTTGCGGCAGACTACTCCATTGCTGAAGCAGAAACTGCCGTAGAGCGCTGCCTCTTCGCGAGCGTCGGACAAACGCTTCCATTTCTGGAACAGTTCGGGATTAACGGCTTGTGTACCACACAGCCGCTCGTTCAGCTCCCGAGCCGCGCGGAGGCCCCACTCTGGGGCAGAGATATCGAAGGATTTTGCGTCAAAGCTTATCCACTTCTTACTCTGCCTCGAGGAGTATTTCATCACAAGCTTATGAGTACCCCCATATTTGAAAGAGTAACCTGGCTTGGATGGAATCTCGGCACAGTGCTGGATCTCAGCATCTAATACCTGGGTATATAGCATCCGGTCTACAATCTGATCGATTAGACTGATGCCCCAGATCAAACGCCACCGCCTCTCAGAAGCTTTGGTGGCTTTGTGTGCTTCACGTTTAATGAACAGCCGGACTGGATCGGCTGCATAACGCGGATCGTCCCGCAGCAATTGCTCAATGCGGTCCTTCACCATGCACACTATGGCGCTCGTGCCCAATCGCTCAAACACGGCGCCATTGGTCGAGAACCCCTGCCGCAACAGGATTGCTCCTGGGGATTTCTCGCTGAGATTGAGTTTTACGTACTCACACGTTCGTGTTATGTGATCATCAGAACCGAAGTCACTCGGAACCTCCCACTTACACAGACCATAAGCCTTCTCCATATGGTCCAATGCTTCCTTCAATTTTCCTGGGGCAGGGGTGAAGTTGACGTTCTTGACCTGATAGTTGAAACTATCGATCTCCGCGTCTGAAGACATTGGCGGATCGACAAAGAGCCCCGGAACGCATCCCGGGTCCAGTGCACCAACGTAAACGGTTTCCGCCGGTGCTGATTCTTTCGGCGCCAATCGCTCGGCGTCTACTGTGAACCAGTCGCAGGGGTCTGGCTCTC